CTATTAAAGTAGCAGAATCTCCATTTTCCTGATTAGTCACATATACTGTTTTATCTTCATCTAAAGTAATCTTACCATTATATCCTTTTGTGACATCCCAATAAAACGATGGATCAGAAAAAGATTGTGTTGTTTTTGTTGTATTTTGTAAATTTCCGTAATGATACGGTGTCCAAGTTGCACCCCATGAAGCATCCCATGATGTACAAGCTAAAGATAAATATTTAGTACCTGGATCAAATGGATTTATTGTTAATGTTTCTAAATTACTAGGATCAGGATTTAAAAGAACAGTAAAATCATCAGTAGTACCTAATGAACTATCGAAAATTATTTCTATTATTTGAGATAAATTATCTGTTTTAAATGCTAAAGATACGTCATTATTTATTTTATAATATGGTGCAGCAACATCAATATAATCAAATTGGACATTTTCCCATGTAGTAGTACATGCATCTCGAGTTGTAGTAGGTGAACCATTATATGTTGTGTACCAATCATAATCTGCAGTAGTTATATTTTCATATAAATTCGTATATTGGCTTTTTACTACTAGATTATCTGTAACTACTGTCACAAATTCTCCTTTTGAGCCTTTAACTCTACCCGTTGTTTCAATTGGAGATACAGTTATTCCTAAATCCTCATTGTAAAAAACATCTAAATATCTCTTAAACGAAAGGAAATTATTATTTACAATTTCGGGAAGTAAAGGAATTAACGTATTAGTATTTAGATTAGTCCATTCCATTTGTTAATATTTTTATTTTATATATCTTAATATTTTATTTTAGCCCTTTGGAATCTAACATTATTAACATTTTTCTAAGGATATATAATAAAATATGTTTAATTTCTAAAAACTAAACTAAAATGAATAAAAATAAATTTGATGATTTTGATTGGAGTAAATATGAAGACGGTTACAATGGTGATAGTAAACTTATACCCAATCTAAAAATAGAAGGAGTCTCCCAAAAAGAAATATGTTTCTCTAGAGAACCATATGCACAAGAATTATTCAACATCTATACACAACAAGAATCCGAATTAATTAAAAAAGATTTAGTTAAGGGCGATTGCATTCCAATTATTAATATATTTGATATTAGAGAAACAGCAATAGATATTGAAATTTCTGGCGGATTGACATTCAAAATCGATTTATCAAAAGAAAAACGCTTTCTTCAAATCTTTGGACACACTGACCCCAAAGAATTTACAAAGTTAATAAGAAGTGAAGAATCCCTCCAATCAGTATTAGATGAAAATTTATCTGTATATGTTACAGAATCTTTACCCACGCCTAAAATATCATTATGGCAAGGATATTTGAAAAAGACAAAATTGGAATTTATGGAACAAATAGACAATCCATCAAAGGCATATACCTGTAAAGTTAAAGAAGCTAATAAAGGTGGATTCTCTGTTGAAGTTCATGGAGTTGATGGATTCATGCCAGGTTCTTTAGCAGCCCCTAACAAAATTCATGATTTCCAATCATATGTTGGAAAAGAAGTAACAGTAATGATAGAAGATTATCTTCCAGAAATGAATTCATTTATTGTTTCGCATAAAAAGTATATTGAATATATTCTCCCTAAGAAGTTAGAAGAAATAGACATGAGTAATAAATTTACTGGGAATATAACTGGCACATCTAAATATGGAATTTTTATTGAATTTGAGGAATTCTTTACGGGATTATTACATGTATCAAAAATGAAAGATGATACAAAAATATTATTCAAATCTCGCCATTTTACTCCAGGCATGACAATAGATTTTTATATTGGAGAAATTACAAAAGATAAAAGAATTATACTTACTGAAGAATCTCAGGAAGAAAAGAAAGATAAAATAGAAAAGTTTATTTTTGATTCTAAAGACAAAGTTTTAGAAGCAGAAATCGCTGCTATTATGCATTTTGGAATAATAGTAAATATTGATGAAATAAATGGATTAGTTCCGCTAAGAGAATTTAAACGAAAGAATATCTCTATTAATAATTTCTTAGTCAGAGATAAATTAAAAGTTGTTTTTAACGCATATCGAGATGATAAAATCGTTTTTAAATTACCACAAAAAAGAAGCCTATAACTTCTTTTTTATTTTGGATAAATAATAAAAGGGATTATTATGAACAAACCAAAAAAATATTCATTAAACGAAGTATTCAATAATACGAATTTAGGCGCAGTGTTTGAATTCTATTCATCAAAAGATACATCGTTTATTGTCAAAGATTTAAGTCGTTTAACAACTAAAAATATAATTATCACAAATAGTGATAATTATGAACCAAGTTATGAAAATGCTATTCTCCTAAAAGAATATGAAGCAAAAAAACCACGCTATTCATTCAAATTAGCTCAACAAAACTTCCATTCAGTTATACCTTTAATAAAGGAAGTCAATGAGTGGCTCTCGCTTACATCAGATTGTACGTATGATACAGGATTAAGGGTCAATATATCCTTTAATCATAAAAACCTGCAGACACTTCAGACAATATCTGGAATGACTCCCACGAAGCTCATTTTGAAGTTTAATGAAGATTATGTATACGAAAGATTTCCAAAACAAAGAAATTCTCCATATGCACTATCAATTAAAAATATTTTCCCTGTTAATGAACAAATATTCACATATGATATATTAAACAATGTAAATCATATTCTTGAGATACCCAAAAATAATTTTTATGGCATTAATTTTGAGAATTACACAAGAGGTATATTAGAATTTAATTATATTGGTGGAGAAGAATATTCAGAAAAAGAAAAAGAAATAACAGAATTAATCGAATACTATATTTTGAAAACATATCAAAGTATAAATGAAAAAGATTATTCTTTAGAAGAAATAAATGAATTACGAGAAATAACTAAAGATTTTCATAAAATAGAAGAATCATTCTACGATCCTGGAACATTTATTGATAATTTTCCAGACATTCATATTTCTGTTGATTTAAGAAGAGATACACAATTTCTTTTATCATATTGGCCACAAATACGGAATCCATTATTCGAATTAGTAATAAACAATGGTTTGTCTAAAGGAGATTTTAACTATGATACAGGTGTTGGTAAATTTCAAGTTAGAAAAGCTAAATTAAATTGTAGAACTATAAATGATTATGATATAGTTAGATGTGAAGTTCAAGGTTTGATTGAAAATTGTAATTTATGGAATTGTAAAGCAGAAAAATCACGAATAAACAATTCTAAAGTTATAAAGGGAACTAAAATTATCAATTCTTATTTAAATAATGTTACAGTAAATTATGAAAACAATTTAGAAAGATGTTTAGTAGAAAACATGAATGAAGTTTTAAATTGCGATATTAAAGAATGCGTAGTAAAATTTGCAGGAATTGGAAAACATGCAAGATTAGACGAAAATTCAGTTATTGTAGATAAAGACGAAAAAAGAATTAAACCTTCTAAAGGTATTGAAGTAGAAGAAATAAGAGATTATAAGTGGATAAAAGGTTTAACTCCAAAACCACAAACCTCGTATGAATATGGAAATGAATATATTAAGAAAAAAATAAATTTTAAATTATGAGTATAGAATACGATGCAAAATATATGACAAACGTTATAGATACAGCAACAGATTTATTATCTGAATTAGAAACTTATGTAGATGAAGAAACTGCTATAGATTCAGCAGATAGAACAATTTATGTAAATTTAGCAGGAAATGATGCTAGTGATGGAACTACAGCAAATACAGCATTCTTAACTATAATAAAGGCTATAGAAGATATTAAACCTACTGTAGCAAATGCAAAAATAACTATTCAATTAAGTGCTGGAACTTTTGATATAGGCGAAACAGAATTTATAGAATTTTCTAAGAAAAGCTTAATTAATGATTCTCAATTTATCTTAGAAGGCGGGGGATGGGATGTGAGTGTTGCTAGTTTAACATTAACTCCAGAAGTTGGTAGAGAATATATTTATAATATTTCTCCTCAATTATCATATGAAAATGATGAATATAATGAATGTTTTATAAAAAGTGGAAAATATTATTTTCCACTAGTTACTCATGATGCAAGTACTTTAAAGTCTTTAGTTGGTGCAGATTCTGGCAATGCAATTTATCAACATAAAACTAAACTAAATATAAATGATAATAATCTTCCATTTACTCCTTTATCGAGAGGAACAAGAATTAATATTGTAGAACTTCATTTATCATTTATAAATGATAAATGGAGATATGGGTTTAAATCTGATGAATTACATACAACTATGAAATATTGTTTAATAAAATGCCAATTTTTAGAAACAGGTAGTAGATATAAAAGTAACGTATTATCATTTAATCATTCTTATGTTATTACAAATAATTCTGATGTAGATAGTGCTTATTTTCAACTAGCAAGTGATAGACAATTACAGTTTAGAGGAGCTATTAGAAAAGAAGGTGCAAGAGCTTCTAGAGGAGTAATAATTAATGAAGATTGTTTATTTAATCCAACAAAATGTATAATTTATAATTTTAAATTTCCTATACAAGTATTAAGTTATGGAACATTATCTGGAGATTCATGGGGTGCAGCAGCAAATTTAATTTTATTAGATGCTTCTGTTGGTATTGGAATGAGTAATGGAGCTAAAGTTTCTTTTCCTTCTGAAAACAGAGATAATGCTGCTATAAATGTTTATTTAGAAAATGTAGATTATTTACTTGGACAATTTCATCGTCAAATGAATAGAGATACATATTCTCCTTATCAAGATATTAACTTTGAAATTTATAGTCTTAAAAATGAGCCCAATATAGGATATTTAGAACCAGGTATAACAAATTATGTAAATCCTGCAACTGGTATGTATATAGCAATTCCTGGAGTTTATCCCGAGGTTCAAACTCAAACTCTATCTACATTAACAGATGATGCTTCAACAATTATAATTATTGGAGATGTTTCTCAAAATAGAATGGTCACACTTAAGTATTCTGTTGAAAGAGGCGCAGATATCGGTGGTGGAGAACTAACTCTTTTATATGACACAACATTTAATATTGTTCAAGATAGTTCATTTGGCGATGATATCGGATTAGTATTTAGAGCTGATATAAGTAATAGCAACCAAAGACTAACATGTGCATTAGATAGTAAAGGCGTAGATGCTTCTCTTGTGTATGATATTAAAAGAAAAATGATAAGATGAATATAACTTATTCTGAATTTAAAGCAGCTTATACTAAATTTAAACCTAACAAAGTACAAAAATTTATTACTGATAATTTAGTAGATAAAACAGATAAAAAAATAGGAAAGATTTTATCTCTTATAGCACTAAGTTTAGTTTTATTTGGAATAATAGGAGCAGCACTTAATGTTCATCGTAATATTTTAATTATTTCTACGTTAGCATTTGGAATAGCATTTGGAATAATTTACATTTCTTATATAACAGCCACATTATTGAATAATCTTTTAATTCGTAAGAGAAGAAAAGAGTTAGGAGGAATATCAAGAAGAGAATACGAAGAATTATTATATAAATATGGAATATATTTATTGCTAAATATTAAATAAGAAAAATGACTAAAGATAAATTACACAATTACGTTTATATAACTACTAATTTATTGAATGGAAAACAATATGTTGGTGATCATTCTACAAATGTCTTAAATGATAATTATTTAGGTAGTGGAAATATATTTACAAAATCTATTAAAAAATACGGGAAAGAAAATTTCAAAAGAGAAATTTTAGAAGAATTTAAAACAAAACAAGAAGCTTTTGATGCACAAGAAAAATGGTTAAATGAATACTGTACGTTAACACCAAATGGATATAATATAAGTCCTAAAGGAGGTCATAATGTTAAGGGATGTATATCTGAAGAAACGAAAAGAAAAATTGGAAAAGCAAATAAAGGGAATAAATCTTGGATGAAAGGTAAAAAACACACCGAAGAAACTAAAAAAATTCTCAGTGAACGATTTAAGGGAATTCCTATTAGTGAAAAAACAAAAGAAAAAATTAGTAATTCATTAAAAGGTAAAATATTTTCTAAAGAACATCGAGAGAAATTAAGTGAAAGTTCTAAAGGTAGAATAGTATCTGAAGAAACAAAAAATAAACTAAGAAAACCTAAATCAGAAGAACATAAGAAAAAATTATCAGAATGTTTGAAAGATTTCAAACATTCTGAAGAAACAAAAAGAAAAATGAGTAAATCTCATAAAGGAATAAAAAGGCCGGATTTAAAAGGTATTGAACCTTGGAATAAAGGAAAAACAGGTGTATATACAGAAAAGCAAAAACAAAAAATTTCTGAAACTTTAAAAAATAAACCAAAAATTACATGTGAATATTGTAATAAAAAAATAAGTGTTGGAAATTATAGAAGATGGCATGGCATAAATTGTAAAAATAACTTTAATAAAAATGACTAAACAAGAACTCATAGATGAAGTGAAGGGCGAAATTACAAGTTCATGTTCTTTGCCGTTTCGACCACCTGACCCGGAAATTGAACGTATAATAGATCTTGAAAGCAGATGGTTATATCGTGAATATAGAGATGCACTATATACATCTTGGTATATTTTAGATAAAGCTTACTATGAAACAACAGAATGGACAAATACTCGTACATTTCAAATGCCGGATTGCGTAGCAGGTATAAAAGTAGTATATGAATTAACTTCAGGACAAAGAGTATTTGGGATTCATGATCCAGACTTACAGTTTGATAGGTTAATGGCTGCTGACTTATATCTATCACCGTTATCTTCTGATCAAATAACTTATCGAACTATTCAATGGAGTTTCTGGGATTTATCAAGAGCATTTAATCTTAGAGATATACAAACTAGTTTTAATTTAAATACAAAAAGAATGAAAATAATTGGTAGAGATCCTACTGAATCATTATTTGTAACAACATTAAATATGATTCCAAAAGAGGATTTTTATGAAGATCCATTAGTTATAAAATGGATGATTGCTAAAGCTAAAATCTCATTAGCTAGAATTCTTGGAACATTTAGTTATAATCTTTTAGGAAATATAACAATAAATTATGATATGTATAAACAAGAGGGTACAGAAGAATTAACAGAATTAAAAGCAAAAGTAGCTGGGGATAATCCACCCGACTGGTTTATGATGTTTAATTGATCGTTAATATATAGAATAAAGATATATGAATTATAATCGCATTTATGAAAATATGATTAATAATGCTAAAAACGTTAATCGTAAAAAATTAAAAAAAGATAATATTAATTATATTTTTTATGAAAACCATCACATCAAACCAAAATGTATAAAAGGAACTAATGAAAATGAAAATTTAGTATTATTGCTACCAAGAGAACACTATATAGTACATAAATTATTAACATATATTTATCCTAACGTAAGAAAATTAGCTGAAGCATTTCATGCTATGTCACATAATAAAAAATATAAAGAGTTTGTATCATCAAAAGACTACGCATATGCTAAAGAAATAATTAATAAAACAGAAATTTCTTTAGAAACAAGAGAAAAATTAAGAAAACGAAGACAAGGAAAAACATATGAAGAAATTTATGGAGAAGAAAGAAGTAAAGAAATAAAAGAAAAAATTAGTTTAAATGGTAAAGGAAAACATAGTATTCCTCAAACTGAAGAAACAATTAAAAAACGTGTATTAGCTAATACTGGTAAAAAAAGAACAAAAGAAACTAAAGAAAAAATACGTCAATCTTTATTAGGAGTTAAACATACAGAAGAACGACGAAAAAATATATCTAATGCTCATAAAGGAAAAGATTTTAGTAAAAATTTCGGAGGATCTAAATTTGGAGAAAATAATCCAATGTATGGAAGATCAGTATATCAATTATGGGTAGAAAAATATGGCGAAGCAGAAGCGATTTTACGTAGTCAAAAAAGAAAAGAAAAAATTAGTAATAATGCTAAACTAAGAAAACTAAAGAAAGAAAGTGAAATTAGTTAAAGAAAATATTGAATTTGAAAGAGGTAGAGATCCTAAAGAAGCCTTAAGAATAGGTGGGTTTGATTTAAGAAAAACGTATGAAGATACGTATGAAAAAGGTTTAAAAGATTGGAAAAAATATTTAGATCAATTTATAGGAAAAAACGTAAGTTTTGTTACAGAATTTCATTCATTCAATCCTCCAAATACATTAGCTGGTAAAAGAATAACACTTAATGTTGATAGTATAGGAATGGCAGCTGGGGCGCCAGAAAGAATTTGGTTTTTTGATGCTGATACACAACCCCATAGTAGAATAAACATAGACTTAAATGAAAAAATATACATTGATAAAAATTAATTTTAGAAAATATGAAACAATTTTTACAATTTTTAGAAAAAGATAGCGGGTTAAAAACATTCGGATCAATAGTATTAGCCGTCGTTTTCGGAGTTTTATATACTCTTAATTATAAAGAAATATTTTTGTGGTTAGAAATTCTTCCAGCATTATATTTAGTACCATTATTTTTTACCTCATTTATCTATGCTTGGATTATATTCCCGATATCTAAAATATTCAAAAAGAAATGAAAGCTAAATTTATATATGAAGCATTAGATTTTGAAAGAGGAAGAGATCCTAAAGAAGTTCTTAACATAGGATATGGCACTGCAACTCCAATTATTCAGAAAATAACTCCTTTAGCTAAAGAATTTGGATTTGAAATACAAAGCGGATTTTCTCTTTCTGATCCCCAGCCAGAATATAAAGATATAATAGAATGGAAAAATCTTACTACTCAAAATTTTATCATCCTATATAAATCTTTGGAAGATGTTTCCCAGTCATATTCCATTTATGTGGAAAATTATACTCGAGATGATTCAGGATCATTTTCAGTAAAACCGTGGTTTTCAAAAGAAATATGGGTACAGCAGTTCGGAAAATAATTAAATTAAGAATAAAATAATGTGGTGGATTTCTATAATATTAATGGCGCTTGCTGGTATATGTAATGCATGTATGGACACTATACGATATCATTGGACAACTTCTATATTCTTTAGTTTAAATACTAAATATCAACAATGGTTCAGGCCTACTCTTTCATGGAGAAACAAATGGAAAAATGGAGATCCTAATGAAGGCGAACGATTTTTGGGATCTTCAACAGTATTTGTATGGTTAACAGATTTTCGGCACTTCGCAAAATTACTAATGCTATTATTTATATCTTTAGCAATAGTTTTTTACCATCCCGTTTATGAATGGTGGACTGATATTCCAATTATGTATATTACATTTACTGGAATATTTGAATTATTTTTCAGTAAAATTTTAACATAAAAATAAAAATGGCAATAGAATATTCAAACAAATTCGTTTCAGAACGAGTAGATGAAGTTAAAGCTCGGTCTGATGATTACATAGGAAATCAAACTGGAGTAGAATCTACTGATAGAACTATCTATGTTGAAACTACAGGATCAGATACAACCGGAGATGGAACTACTGTAAGTACAGCATTTGCAACATTACCAACAGCTTTAGCTGATGTTAAACTTAATGTTAAAGCAATTATAACTATACAATTAGGATCAGGCACTTTTATAATTGCAGATTATAATGAATTATCTAGACTAAATGATTTTGAATTTTTTAATGATAAATATTTACAAATTGTAGGAACTGGTGTAACTATTAAAGATAATTTATCATTTACAAGAGATTCAGAAGATGTTTTTAAATATGATGTTCTTGAAGGAGGCGCAGCACCAAATTTTTCTACTGATGAATTTGATGAAATGTTTGTAGCTTCTACAAATGTCCCATTAGATTGGCAATCTGGAGATACTGTTCCTATTTTTAAAAATAGTTCTACAAATATATGGTTTAATGAAGAATGGGAAAGCCCTACTATTTATGATAAAGTAGTAACTTGGGATACGTCTATAATGTTAACTGCAAAAAGAACATTAGATTATATAAATCCAAGAGGTATTGGCAAAATAAGAATAAGAGGAATAAGATTTTCATCTGCAGAAGAACAAAGACCTTGTAGAGATAATGCATCTGGAGTATTATATCAAATTCAACAATGTAAATTTGAATGTACAGGACTTAATGAATATGTATTAAATATCACCCAACCTGGATGGTCACCTACTACTATTGGAAGTTCAATAATAGTTGGTAATGTGGAAAGTACTGGAGCAGATGATCACAGTATGGTTAGAATGTTTGGAGGGCGATTAGATAGTGTTTATATAAAAAATATTGCCACTCCTACTACAGGATATTGGGCAGGCTTAATATGCGAAGGACCTACAACTCTTGAAGCACATATGCTTGTTTTAAGAAACTTTCCATTTGGAATTGCTTTTAACGGTAGAATTCCAACAGTTAATTTAAATCAAACTACAAGATTTTATGATATAGGATGTGCATTTAGATTTTATTTAGATGGTGGAATTGCACATATGCCATCATCGCCTTGGTGGTTCCAATTAGAAGATACTAATTATGTATTTTTCTCAAGATATGCTACAAAAAATGTTGACTGTAGATTAGATGATAGTAGAGTTTATGGAGAACCAAGTATTGCTTATAGAATTTCAGATAAAGTTGCTGGAACTTGGAAAGGGTTAAGTTTACAAGCATCAGCAATTTCAGAGAATACTATGGTAGACCATGCAAATGGTGTTTTTGTAGTAATGCCTGATGAATATCTACCTAATGAATATGGAACTGAATATTCTTTAACAAATAATACTACAACAGATATAAGTATCAGTCTATTAAATAGAACTAGTGGAATAAATATAGATTATGTTTTACAACGAGATGCATCTTTTGAACAAGGATTAATAAATATTTTAAATTTATCTGATACATCTTTAAACATAAACGAAACGGTTTATTATGGAGATATAGGAATTATTTTCGATACATCAATATATGGAAATATTATTAAATTAAGATGTACATTGAATAATGAGAGCGTAGATGCTTCTATAAATTATAATGTAGAAAGAATATTAAAATAAAATATACATATACACTTATTAAAGAGACTCTTTGAGTCTCTTTTTTGTTTAGATAGATATATAAATAAATACTATAAAAATATGATACAGGAGATATATATACGTCCACCTAATGATCCAAATTATAGATTAGACGTCTTATCATATTCTGATCCGATTGAAAGTATTCTCTCTAAAATAAAGGTAATTTTTGGTACACGTCAAGGACAAACAATGGGCGATTTAAATTTTGGAGTAGGATTAGAAGATCTAATATTTGAGACACGTATAAATAAAACACAACTAGAAGAACAGATAAAAAAACAGATAGATCAATATGTATATGAATCAAAAGACTATAAAATCCAACCGAAGGTTTCCTTTGGAAAATCTGATGGATATGATTTCTGTGTTATTGATGTACTTATCAATAACGAAAAAGTATTAGGCATAATTGTAAAATAATATAAAAAATGAGTATATTTTCAACATCAAGAATAAGATTATCAGAATTATACGAAGATTCTATTAATTTTCTAAAAACCACTTATGGAAACATAGGACAGTATTTTACTATGGCGTCTCCTATGGGACAATTGCTACAAGTAATGTTAAATTATGGAAGAATGATTCTCTTCTATATAGAAGATTCAATAACAGAGTTAAACATTAAAACTGCAACTAGACCACATAGTGTAAAAGGTTTAGCTAGTTTATCAGGACATAATCCATCAAGAGCTATTGCTGCTCGAGGAACATTACGACTTCAATATAACGGAGCAAATTTAAAAACATATGGAAATACTATTACAATTCCAAATTATTCAACTTTATCTAATCAGCAAAATGGTCTAACATATACTATCATATTACCAGCAGAAGAAGTAAGATTAAATTTAACAAGTATTAATAATTATATAGATGTTAATATAGTTCAAGGTACTTTAGAATATCAACAAGGTACGGGTTCTGGAGATCCATTACAATCTTTCAACTTTAGTACAAAAAAAGGAGCTAGTATTGATAATTATCATGTAAATGTTTATGTTGATGGAAAATCCTGGGCCGTTAAAGATTCTATTCTAGATATGGTATTTGATGAAGAATCATGTATGGTTAAAACTGGACAATCTGGTGGTCTTGATGTTTTTTTTGGAAATGGATTTAATGGAAAAATTCCAAGAATGGGATCTGTTATTTTAATCGAGTATCTTGTTACTGATGGTATAACTGGAAATATAGATACTATTAACGCAAAATTAAAAAATCAATGGAAATTTACTACAAGAGGATTTAGTTTAAGTAGTGAAGAAATTGATCTAAACGAAGTTGTAAATATATCAATTAAAAATGATATTTTATTTGGAACATTAGAAGAACCCCTTTATCTAACACGTTTACTTGCTCCACATATGTCAAGAAGCTTCGTATTAGCAACACCTGCAAATTACATTTATTTTCTTCGTAAATTAAACATTTTCAGTATAATTGATGCTATTCCTGGATTCGCTACATTCGAAGATCAATATGCTCTAGATAAATATAATCAATCAAAAACAACATACGAAACTATTCAACAAGAATATATTAGCATAACTAGTACATATGGAGTTGAATCTCCTCAAGGAATTAGTAAAAAAGCTGAATTAGATAATGCTAATCAACAATTATTTTACTGGCAAAAAGTATTAGAAGAACAGAAAAAAGATGATAATACAATTTATCTATTTTTAGTGCCAGATGTAAACAAAAGAATTCCTGCTGGGACAAATTATTTTGATGCGCCACTAAGCGTATTTAAATTATCTTCAAATGAGAAAACTGCAATATTAGATCTTATAGAAGAAAGTGGTCAACGAATAATTACAGTTGATAATGCAATTCTAGATTTAATGTACCCTAAATTCGTAATAAATATGTCTTTAATACTTTGGGAAGGATACGAATATGATAATGTAAGAGAAGATATAACTGAAAAAACTTCCAGTTACTTTTTAAATAATACACGTAGAGATAGAATTCCTGTATCAGATTTAATTAGAGTAATTGAAAACGTTAACGGAGTGGATTCAGTTAATATTTGGTTTGATGCCGATAAAGAAAATTTCAATATTTATAAAACCTTTTATGGTATAGATGATTATGGCGATATAATTTTAGAAAGATATGTAAAAGATGCTTGGAATAATAATGTTCCGGTTAAAGATATTTATGCATTATTTAGAGGAGGATTTGAAAGTAGTAATGGCGTTTATTATGACGACAGCTTAGATAAAAATAAATTATCTTCAGTAAATATTCAGTTAAGAGGTTTTACTACTGTTGATGTTAATTCTGAAAATAATCAAGCAATATTAAATAATTTATAATGAGTACAATACCAACAGAAGATAGTGTAGAAAGAAGAAAATTATACAAAATTAGATCTTCTTATTTAAATCAAGCAAAACATATGAATGATGAATTTAAGAATCTTGGATATGATTATAGAGGAAATATGCTAAAAAATGGAACTTCACCAGAATTATGGGCAAATCCCCAACAAATTAGTATGTATGCTCGTCTAGAAGGAATGATGAATTTCATCCTAGATCATTCTAAGATGGTAAAAAAATGGTTTAGTATCGCACATGATAAAAACACTACCAATATCCTGTGATATATAAAATAAAACATGAATTTTATTTACATTACTACTAATTTAAAAAACGGAAAACAATATATTGGTTCTCATAACGGAACTGAATATGATAAGTATTTAGGATCTGGGACAATAATATTAAAGGCAATTAAGAAATATGGAAAAGAAAATTTTAGAAGAGATATTATAAAAGAATGTGATCCAACTTCAAATTTAATTTTAGAAACTATGTATATTAAAGAATATAATACATTAGTTCCAAACGGATACAATATTTTAAAGAATGGAGGTTATATTAACTGGACAGAGGAATTAAGACAAAAAATAAGTAACAAAAAAAGAAATAAAAAATTATCTGAAAATCATAAAAATAAAATACGTAAATCATTATTAGGAAAAAATAAAGGAAAAAAATCTGAAGAAACTAAAAAGAAAATTTCTGAATCTAAAAGAGGTACTGTACCCTGGAATAAAAGTAAAACTCTTTCTAATTTACATAAACAAAATTTAAGTAAATCTCATTTAGGGAAAAAACTTTCTAAAGAAACAAAAGAAAAAATGAGTAAATTTCAAAAGGGAAGAATTAAATCAGATAAAGAAAAGAAAAACATATCTGAATCTAAAATGGGTTCAAAAAATCCAATGTACGGTAAGGAATCTTGGAATAAAAATAAAACGGGCGTTCAATGTTGGATTAGCAACGATTTACTTAAAGAAAATAAATTTATATTATCATCTAAATTAAACTATTATTTAGATGATGGTTGGTACTGTGGAAGAAAAAAATATAAATTATGAAAATACAAAATTGGAAAATATTTGATAAAGCGGGAAGCCAAATAAACTGGATTGCTGATCCTTATTTAAATTTGTCTTTTAGTGGAACAGGAAGAGATGCAACAGGATATTTTATTACTGATCCATCTGCTAGAGTTATTGAATCAAAAATCGAAAATAGTGGTTATTTGTATGATGATATTAATACTGTTGCATCATATGAATATATGTTTGATCCTAATGCAACACCTATAACACTAGCTTCAAAAGATGCATCTTTAAATTATTTAGACGTATCTATTTTTAATCCTACTTTATCGAATACTCTTGGAATAAGTAGTTTAGATCCAATTGCTTTACAAATAAGAGAAAATATAAGTGGATTGGTTGATTGGGATGGTACAAATGATTCTATATTATTAAACTCATTACCGGATGTGACAGGAGACAAACTCATTACCTTTGATATCTGGCTTGATAAAGATTCAGGATATACAACTGGATCTTATGGAATAGGAATAGTTTGGTTCACGGGTGCTGCTTCTTCAGATTATGTGATGTTTACATTATATGATGCTGAAATGAGATTTTACGTAACAAACGGAGCCGTAGCAAATAAATGTTATTCTACTTCTATTATAGGATTAAGTGGTAGATGGCTTTCTGTTCAAGTTCTTAAAACAACAGGAGAAGTAACAAGTGTAAAATTTAATGGATTACCTGTAGCTATATCCAGTATAGCTCCTACTACACAAGCAACAGAATATAAATCAATAGCATTAGGACCTACTGATGAATTAGAAGATGCTTTATTAAAAGATATAAAAATTTGGAACTTGGGTGCTATAACTAATCATTGGATGGGATATCCTGATGGTTCAACTGATACAGCATGGGCAGACCAAGTAGGATCTATTGATGGTTCAGTTTTAGGATTACCTACAACAATGGATTCTATTTTTCCTTCAGCTGATGCAAGTTTTGTTTATCCTTCTGTAACTTATTCAGGAGGAGTATTTTTAACTCCTGTATCTCAGGGATTAGTAGAAACAGAACATTTGTTTATATTAGAAGAATCATCAACAGGTTACATTAGACCAATTGATTCATCAAATTCTACATTAATATTCGAAATGATAGGAGAAGATACAGAAATTCAATTATTTTCTGTTAATGATGATGAACAAATAATAGAGTGGACAGATTCATTAGAATATGATATTGAAGATTATATTGAAGATACTCCAATAACAATCAATATAGGATTTAGAGCAGAAGATGAAGGAGTATTTGAACGAAGATTAAGAATTTATCATGTAGTAGGAGACGATTATTACACAATGGGCGAAATAATGGTTAATGCTCAATCTATTGGAGAAGATGAAAGATTTAGATCATTATTATCTAATTTTGGATTGCCTGATCCTAAAGAATTTCCATCATTATTTAAAGAGGCAAATATAAATGAAGCATATCCTGATTATGAGATTGTTAATCCAAAATCAAAACATATGATTCTAGAGCATGACCAGATTATGCCATATATAGGAACATACAAAGCACTAATAAACGCTATAAAATGGTTAGGATATGACGATATTTATATAAGAGAATGGTTTAAAAATGTAAAAGAAAATAAAAAATTATCTCTAATAGTTCCGTTCAATGCAGCTGATAGATCTCAAACTATATTGAAATTTTCTCCTGAAGAACGTAAAGTATTAAAAAAATTAAATCAACTTACATTATTATACAACATTAATGAAGAAACAGGTGAAGTTGATAAATGGGGTACACCTATTACAGAAAATAGTTATGAATATAATCTACAAGAAGTTTTTGTAAAATTACTTTCTCTTAAGAAATGGCTAGAGAATAACATAATAGGCGTAAATGCAAGAATAATTGACTTAACTGGTGAGGGTGTATATTTTGAAAGATTCAAAAATAGAATTTATTCTACACAAAATCTTCAACACACATATGATTCAGAGCAATCACTTTCGCCTATAACTATTAACAATAAATCAGAATTATTAAACGGAGAGGCATCTATAGGAATGACTTTAAAAGAACTTTCTATAACTAAATTAAAAAATATGCCTTACAGATTTAAAGATTACATAGATTACTTATGGGATCCATCTACTGGATTATCGTATGAAGTAGATGCTTCAATAGATTCTAGTTCATTTTTATTTGTAGGAGTTCCGATAATCCATCCTCTCGTAAATGTCAAAGATTTAAAATGGAAAGTTTCAGTAGAAAAACCTACTGCTGGTGTTTTAGGAAGTGCTTATGTTACAAAACCATTATTTGTATACAATAATACTATACGATATTATGATATTTTCGATGTTTCATCTCTTTTTCATAATTCATCTACAAATATATCAATTATATTAGAAAAAGCATATTTAAGAGATGCTTCTAATGATGTTTGGGGCGATTCTTCGATGTATTCAATATATCCAAATACCGATCCAGGAGAAATTGGCGGATATGTTTTAGAATCTTCAACAGGTACTAGAACATATTTTGATAATTACATTTATTTATCTCCTTCCACTAATGATGTATTACAATATTCAACTGATGAAAATTATGGTGTTCCATTATTAAGTTTCAAGAATTTTACTGCATATGATAGAGATGATAATATCATATCTTTTGGTGCAGATAAATTATTGCATTTAGATATTATTGACGGTGTAATAGCAATGGATGGAAGTACATATCCAAATAATGAAAGATTGTATATTAATTTTAATTATGATACAAGTTTATCT